GGTAAATTTCCAAAGTGCATAAAGAATAACTCCATTTTTTCCATATGTACAGGATTATCTGACCACACTGACCAACCTAACATAACGATCGGGACCGATAATAAAATTAAAATAAATTCGTCTTTCCAGTCAGAATTTCTTGATTCTAAAAGTTTGCCAGAATATTCTAATTCGCCAGTAGCCATACGCTGTGCAGTTTTAGCTGCAGCGTCTGCCATCATCATTTTAGTTTCCTGCTTTTTCTTGTAAATATGCGAACCTGCGGAAACGGCTAATTTAATTGCCGAGAACCACATGAACTAATACCAAGTTACAGTTTGTTTTCTAGCTGCGCCACTTCCTTTGGCTTCGTTAGTGTCACCTGTAGGAATTCTTTGACTAGAACCTCTAATACTACCTTTTGCTCTCGGATCTTTAATAATATTTTGAGAAGCTACAGCAACAGGTTGTCCGCCTGTTGGTGATTTAGTAACAACTGTTCCTTTTCTTCCAACTTGTGATTTATTTTTTAATATCTTCATATTTTTTTCTCCTATTTTTAACTTATATTAACTTCTTGGTCCTTTCAAGCGATTAACATCATACATTTTAGTTATATCTGCATTTTGTTTAGCTTTATTAGACATTTCTTGTTTAGTTAGCGAAGTTTTAGCTCTTAGAATAGCTAAATCTTCGTTTTGTTCTAATTTGTCTTCAGTTAGATTTTTTGCTTGAAGCATTTTAGATTTATCTAAATTTATTTTTTCATCTAATTCTTTTTCCCTACGTTCATTGTCTCTTGCTTTAAGATCAACTTCTCTTTGTTTTAATTTTAATAATGGGTCATGATCAAATTGAGATGTAATTTCTCTTTCTTCCTTCATGAACTCTTCAGTCATTTCTGCAATCAATACTGCTTTTCTAGCTTCTATTAATTGAGATATTTGTTGAAGCTGTTGTTTAGCTTGTGGATTTTGTGCTGCCGCTTCTTGAAGTTGAGGAAGCATCATAAATTCTTTTTGAAATTCTAGTTGAACTTGTTCTTGAGCCATTAAACTAATGTGTTCTAAAATGTTTTTTTCTAATCCACCCATAACGCTTGGTTGGTTTCTTACAAAATTAGTTGCCATAAAATTTAAGTGTGCTGTAACGTGTGCTCTGTGATCTTGACCAGGAAAAGCTTGAAAAGGTTTTCCACCTAATGCATCTATATGTTCTAACGCTGGATCCTTTGGTTGACTAGGAGCAGGCGGAGGTAAAATTCTGTCGATATCTTTTATTCCAATAGCAGAATACATATTTCTGTAAGCCATATACATATTGTGCATTTGTGGTGCAGCTTGTGCTAATTGTAATTGAGTTTGAGCTAATGAAACTCTTTGAGACATTGAAAATATATTTGGATCTGCAACTGGTAAGATATCTATTCTGTCATCAAAATCTGATTGCTTAACATTTCTTGCAGCACCTGGAACATCATAAGGATACTCAGCTGGTAAGTAAGTTGAAAAAACTTTTGCTAATAATTTAAATTCTTGTTTTAAAGATACATATAATCTTTTGTGTATCGCAGACATTACTCTTGAACCTCGTTCTAAAAGAGCTACTGTTGTTCCAACAGCTGCTTGTTGGTTTCCATCACCAACTTGCATATCAGCAATTGAAGCAAATCTTTGTCCTGCTTGAACTACTATACCCATTAATTGTAATAATGTTTGTGATGGTTCTTTGTAAGGTAAAAATACAAAGGCATCTTTTAAATTTCCACCTGGGGTATCTACATCTTTAAATTCTCCTGGTTGAATAGCCTGAGCATCATCTTTAACTCTAACACCTCTTTGTTTAAATCCTGCTGGTAAATTAGAAAGTGTACCTGCATCTAATAATTGACGGAGAGCTGCTGTTGCGGTTCTGCTCAATCCGCCAATCATATGAATGAGCCCAAAACCATAAAAACCTAGTCCTGGCAGAAATTTGAAGTGGACAAAGTAATTTACTTTTGTTTTCTTTGGATCATTGGGCGCAAAGTTTCTTCTTATAGAAAGAACTTCATTTGTACCTTCTTCGATTGTAACAATGTAAGGTAGTTTAATACCAGTGGGTTCTCCATCTTCACCCATGTCTTCAAAACCTTCTAGGTCTAAATTAATATGACATTCTAATAATGTATAAGGTGCATCAACTCTAGTTGATTTAGTAATTCCTTCAAGTTCACGTTCTTTTTTTTCTAATTGGTTGTCTACTGTTTCTTGTGGTTTAGATAATTCTATGTCTCTATAAAATCCAGCAACTTGTTGTTTACGTAATTCATTCTCAGCCATTTTAATTACATGTACAACAGCTTCAGCATCATCAAGTGATGTAGCTGTATAAGGTACAACTAAATCATCAGCAGGAACAAATTTAGAAACTGCTCTGCCTAAAATTTCATCGTAATAAACTTTTTTAAATGTAGAACCTGCGAGAGGTAAATAAAATAACATTTGATCAAACTCTGGTTCATATTCTTTCATCTGATCCATGATCTGATAATTCATAAAGTCTTTAACTCTTTGAGATTGTAATTCTTTTTGTGGATTGCTTGCTCCCATAATCTGAGTTCTTACAGGACCATCTGCTGGTAATAATTCTTTATAAGCTAAAGCTTGAAATTGTGTAACCGCTTCTGCAAGGACAGGATGCGTTGCACCACTTGCTCCTTGGAAAGGTTCTGTTCTATTATTGTATTTAAAACCTAGTAAGTCTAAACCAGTAATGTAAGTTTTTTCCCAATCGTTTCTAGAAAATTTATAATCTTTGTAATTAGCACTTAAATCTGATCCGATAGGATCTAAGATATCATCAGGAAGTAAATCAGCTAAGTTATCAAAATGCTCTTCTGTTCCCGGTAACTTAACAGCACCAGGTTCAAAGTCTAATGTAACTCCACCATCTTCTTCTTCGGTAACTTCTATTGGACCTTGTTCTTTGATCTCATCAACATCAACATCAATATCAATTTGCTCTTTAGGAGCAAGTATACCTTCTCTGTTGTTAGGAAGAGACTTATCTATATTATCTGCCATTTAATTTCTCCGTACTCTTCTTATCTTTTTTTACTACTTTACGCAACCCTTGTGGATTAGGTCCTTTAAGAGGAGGAATCTGATTCCACTTAACATGCTTCATGTTTTTAACTAAAGTTGGGTTTTTCATTTTTTTAATAGTCCTGTTATACCACCAGTTGCAAAAAAAGAGTCAATAGGTCCTTCCATACTTTTTTGAGCTCTTCGTTTTATATCTTCTGCTTTTCTTTGATCTTCAAGTCTCATCATTTCTTCAAGACTTTGATTTGCTTTAACCGTTTCAGTGTACAATTTTTTATTTCCTAAAAAAGGGTCTATTGCTTTGTAAAAATCTTCTTCTGATTTATTATATTGTTGTGGAAATTGATATAGATCGTCTGGCGACATTTGTGTATCTTGCCTTGAGATATCTCCACCAAATTTTTCTAAAGCAGCATCATAGTCTCTAGATCTTTTAAGTTCTTTTGTATCATAACCTTGCTTCACCGCTAATTCATCACGTCTTCTATTTCTTGATTTTCCAAATAAACCTAAAGTTGCGTTTGAAACAATTTCTTGATTAGGTAAACCGGCTTTATAATCAGCAACAGCAAACGGTACAATTAAAGCTAATTCAGAAGCTAAAGCACCAGGTCCTAAAAGTGCTGAAAATATTTTTTTACCAGCGCTTACTTTTTTTAAAGCTTTTGCGGCTTGAGGACCTTTTCCAGTTTTGGCTAAAGCTTCTTGTTTTTTAATGTCATCTAAATAGGCCAAAGGATTGTTACAACTTGCTGGTCCGCCATTTGCTTTTTTAACTGTACATTTAAAACCTGAGTCTCTTAATTTTTTAGCATAGTTTAAATTTTGTTGTTTAAATTTTGCAAGTTGATCTTTAGTCATGTCATTAAATTTTATATCTTCACCTCCTATTCCTGCAAAAGATTTTTTTGCGTTAAAACCTTTGGGCTCAAAAATTCCTTGTTCATTTACTCGGTAATATCCAGTATAATTTTTAGCTATATTTCCTTTTTTAGAAACAATATTTTCTCTGACCTGTTTAGCCTTTGCATTTAATTTCATTCTCTCTCTGTTAAAATCATCTGGAGACATGTTTGCTTTATTGTTAATTAATTCTACTTGTTCTATAGCTATAGGTCGAGCTTCTTTATCGTACCCTGACAAAGATCTATTTATTCTAGCATTACCTTNNCCTGTTGTTCCTGTTGTAGTTTCAATAACCTTAGGATAAGGATGGATAAGATTCTTACTTAAATCACCTTTATAATTAAGTCCGTCTGGTTGTAAACCTTTTAAATTTTCAGAATAAATAAATCTTCTTTTATCTTTAATTGATTGTTTACCTTGTTTTTTAAAAACTAATTTATTTTTGTTATTATCAAATTCTTTTCTAGTAATATATTGTTTTCCGTTATTATACTTTTCAGCAACTTTGCTTTCTCCGGTTAAATCTTTTGCGTTCATATCTAAAAATTTATCACCTACT